CATTGTCAGAAACCGTCCATCCAGTTGAACCTTCTTCAAAGCTTGGATTAGGCAAAATGTTTTGGCGCTCGCCCTCAAGATATACACGAACTCTTTTAGCATCTTCAAATTCAAGACTTACTGAAGCCTCTGCAAGTTGGAACATATCAAATAAAATTTTGTATGAAGTTATTACAGAAGGGGTTATTGTAAATTGAATAACAGCAAATGAAGCATCTGACGGGGATAATTGTCCATCTCTTCCCACAGTATTTTTAGATGTAAATTCTTTCCAACTTGAAGTCGTTGTTTGTGGAGCTGACGAACTAGTCGTAGAGAGTAGCTCTCCAATAGAGTTATACCAAGAAATAGCAACAGATACAGTTGCGGAGGTACCGAGGTCTCTTACATAACCACTAAAGACGTATCTAGTATTTCCTTTTATAGGAATTCCGTATAACAGTGCGCTATTTGTTATTACAGGAAGTCGCATAGTTAACGGCTGAATAAAGCCTTCAGGAATAGTTAGTACTCCTAGACCCGCAGTACGAGGAGGAAAAAGAACATCATAAAGAGGTAGGGTAGGGGGAGTTATAGCTGTTCCTAATGAAACAGCTGTATCCGCATACGTTACAGATTGAATAGACCCTCTAGATACACTCCAACGTCCAGAAGATTCTTCAAAAGAAGAATCGTTATAATCCAGCATTAAATTGTGCCCAACCTTAATTGTATTATTAAGGTGAGTTAGTCCAGTAACGTAGGACTTAATGCTAGGTATGGTTCCCTTTGTAGAATTTATTTGATTGCCAGCTTTATATAGAATTCTATGATATGTATCCCCAAGGGCTGGTTCGTAATTAAATCCCAGCTCGTTCATCATAAATGGCAAAAGACTACTATGTGTATTCTTTAATGATGCGGTGGACTGTATGATGTCAAGTTCAGCATCAAGCTTGTCGTATATAAAAGTTAAGCCCTTTAAAAATCTGACTAGGTCATTTAATGGTTCATATTCACCAGTTGCATCACCTACGCCATTTTCACTATTTGTCCAAGCTCTAGGCAACCAATTTACTACTTTTCTTAAGGTTTCTGTTTCTTGAACAATAATAATATCTCTTGTTCCGCAAAGTACCCAGTTTTCACCGTTAAAAATCCAAATAGAATAGTTTACTTCTCTATTTTCGGTAGCAATATTTGTATCTACATAGCTGTTTTTAAATGCAGCAAATGTGTCACCAAGCAAGAAGTCAGCTTCAAAAGGATTATCAGGTATTCCTGAAAAGCTTCGTACTAGTCTCCAATGTGTAGCGTCTGGATCATCTGGGTCTGTAGTAATAGATGACCATAAAAGAGAAACGCTATTAAAGCCGTATGACCATGCTTGAAGGTTTGCTTCATAGAAGGTACGACTTACTTCTCTTTCACCGTATTTGGAAACTCCATATACGCCAACGCTATACTTTGACATGTTTTATTAATTACATCCCTGCTAGTAAGAATGGATTTAGCACCGAAGCAACGGCAGCTGTAGCAGCACTAGCTGCGGTAGTAGCATTGCTGATGTTTGAGGTAATAGTATTATATTCGGTACTATTAACGTAAAGAACCGCGTAGGTACCAAATTTTGGTTTTCCAGTGTAGTCAACATTGAACTGGACAACAGAACTAGTATTTTTTGTTTCAAAAAGGTTCTGGGTATTTCCAGTTCTAGCATTTATTCCTAGACCAACGCTTCCTACGTTAGGAATAATTGTGTCTCCAGTTTTTGAGACATAGCTACTTGTTGAACCGGTACCGTTAATAAGGCCTGCTTCAATATTCAGTAGGCGTTCTCCCAATGAACCCCAAGTAGTGGTCTGGCTAAAGGTTCCAGAATAACTGGATGTAAGAATACTGTTACCAGTAGAGGCGGCACCTAAAGTGGTTTCAATTGCCCTTACTTCATCCTGAAGAACGTTTACGTGGTCAGCTAAGACCGTGTCCTGTACGTCAACTTTAGGTATAAGTTGTCGGACGGAAGAGGGGTATGTTGCTGTCATTTATTTCTCCTTTATAGGTTGATTCCGCCGCTTATGGTAGCGGTAAGGTTTGCTGCAAGTAAGTATGCAAGTTGATTTGGGCTTAGTACTATGGAACCTGCCCCGGCACCATTATCTAAATTGAGCTTATTGACAGTCACTGATGTAACACCAGGAATGTTTCCTATAGCTGTAATTACACTTGATAAAGATATAGTTCTTCCAAACTCGTTCTTGTCATAACAGAATAGCCCTGTTCCAGAAGAAAGCATGGCTTTATATACTTCTAGACGAATAGTGCTTCGTTTATATGCTGGCTCAATACTTACCGAAACATCTACGTATAGAGGTAAGTAAACTGGTGGCAAAACATTTAGTGTAGTTCCTACAGGAATTTTATCTGCCATATATAGTTCTACCGCTGTTTTTAGTTTATACCATGAGGCTGTTGGGATGCCAGATAAAATTCCAGGCGTTGCAGTTCCATCATCTTGACTTTGAATGTAAAGATTTACAAGACTATAAACAGCAGCAGCAGCTTTTGCTCGTCCAATAGACGGCACAAGAAGAGCTAAGTATTCATAGTCACTTAAAGTTACGGCTCTGCGTCTAGATATAATTGCAGCCTTAATTTTCTTTCTTATCTGAGCTGTAGTATCTGCATCTGCCCCACCAACTGCAGCCGCACTATTGGATACCGAGAAGAATGTAAGAGCTTCCGGATCTACGTTTCCTGGAATAAAAGTTAATTCTGTAATAGCACCGGTTACAACGTTTCCATATCGCCCAACGCTAGCTTTATAGGTAGCACTAATTAACTGTCCATTTGGCGGTATATAACCATTTACCCCATCTCCAAATAGAACTGATAGGGTTCCATCATCATTCTGTTTTGTGGTAAAGACAAGGTCTTCTGGGCCGTATGCAATTAAGCTATCTACATATGTCCAAGCAGAAAAAGCTACGCCTTGCCCAACATAAACAATTAATGATGAATCAATAATTCCAGTATCTAAGATTACAATCTCTTGATCTGGAGATCCGTCGGATGTTCCAATATTGGCTGGAAGTGGTTTATGGTATGTAAAGTCAATAAAGTCTTCTTTGTCAGTATTGACTGTCATGCCCTCTGTAGCGGTTACACTTATAGTTTGACCTGGTTGAATTGAGGTATAGCCCTCTGTTGTTTCAAAGTACGCTTGAGAAAATGGACCATAATTTAATGGTGCCATGACTTGAGTGCCTATTGGCAAGTCAATAACTTGTGAACTTATATTTGTAAAGGTTAGGGTAACTTCTGCCGGAGTTGGACCAGAAGGTTTAAATCCATAGAGTGAGGCAAATCCCAAAAGTGTATCTGTTTTCACAGCCGTATCTACTCGGGTCTCATTTGCTACGCGATCAATGTAATAGGACATAATATCGCCCATATAAGCAAAGGCATCAACAAGAACGTTTCCTAAATCAGAGTTATCTGAAGGATCCCAATTCTTACCGGTGTTCAGGTTTATTAAGCTTATGATGTCTGCTTTTAAGGCAGCATAATCACGTGAAGTATAGTCAATTGAAATTTCACTCATTGTATCCTCGTTATCGTTCCGTCAATACCAAAGATTGCCGTGGTAGTAGTTAGGGTTGCATTTATTTTTCCTGGAATAGTTATGAGTATTTCTATTTGAGAAAACCCATAATCATCTGGATTACTGATAGTTACCTCAGATACCTGTATATCTGGCAACCATCTTCCTGCTGCGCTTCGTATAGCTCCTTCTACAGCTGTTTTGAAGGTCGTTACATTTCCACCATCTCTGATGTACTCATTTTCAAATAGGGCAGTTTTAAGATCTAACCCATACTCTGGATTAGTAGGTCTTTGCCCCACATTTGTGCTTAAAAGAGTAAGTAATCTATCCAGGTAAATTTTTGCTGGCAACTCGGTATAGTTTACAACCCCAACAGCGTCTAGTGTAAAAGGGTAGGAGATGGCCGTACTCATGGCTGAACTCCAATCCATACTGGGTGACTTGGGTCACCAGCAATAAACATAACCCATACGTTTTGTCCTTTTCCCACTATAGGGGGACCATAGGGAACAATTCTATGGGGTGAATGCTCTGCTGTCGTGTTAGTCTCCTGGTCATCATTCCATAATTCTGTTTCATCTGGATCTGTTTTATGGGGGTGTTTTAATGTCCCCGCCCCAGTCTTAGGAACAATAGTTAAAGCCGGTATAGACGTAGTTGTTGTAACTGAAACTGAGCCTCCTTGAGGATCACCTCCAGATCCGGATCCACTAGCTGATACCGGGGTAGTTGTTAATAGTGCAGCAACTTCAGATGCTAAATGTTCCTCATGATCTGGGTGGTTAGCGTTGCTTGTTATTGGTAAGCAGGCTTCAGCCCAGTTAGTCTTTTCTCCACCAGTAGGCATATGTACTTGAACCTTAATTCTACTTTTCTTTAGTGGGTCATTAATATCAACAACTGTTGCTGAATAAATGCCAAAGAATCTAGGTCTACCTACATCGTCAAAAGAATATTCGTTACTCATTGAATTATTTTACTCCCTAATTTAGCAACCCAAACAGGGGGTTCTTTTCTGTTATTAGCTGACGGCGGCCTGATTGCATAAGGGTTTGATGTTGGATTAGGTATGTAAGATACTGGAGCTACTACTTTTGGAGCTACCCCATCTTTTTCTGGTTCTGGAAAATCCGTTTCATTTGGAGAAGTTTGGACGCTTCTTAATACTGAGTCTGCAACGTCTAATGACTGACCTGATAGTTCGGCCTCTACATCGCGATATGCTACAGCGCTTCCAGCTTTTTCGTCAGTTTCTCCCAGTACATTTGTTCCAACAAGTAGGTCTAAAACATACCAGCCTGCACCACTACCAAACTTATGGGTTACCGTAATTACAGTCCAATAACCGGATAAACCATTTCTTAAACCATCAAGGTATATTGGGTCATAAGGCCTAATAGTTACGTCTCCAGCTACAGTAACTTCCATTAAATGTTGCCACTTATTTGCATTATTTAATGCATTTGCTAATAATTTTGAGTCATTAGTTGAGGTTGCAACTTCGTGGGGATGATGCTTTTTATGGGCAGGCTTTACATTTGCCTTTGTTAACTTACTCATAGAAAGTAATCCTTACTAGGTTTGACAGCACTCTTTTTACTTGCAGCTTGGGCTTTTTTAACTTTTGCCTTAGTACTTGCTTTTTTAGTCGATTTAGTATGGGTAGCTTTTACTGCCTTACCAGAGGTCTTGTTTTGACCTGTAATAACTCTGTCAACCATAGAACCTAGTTCAGGGGAGGCATCGGAAGTTATAGGTCTATAACTTATTACGCTTCCCATAGCTCGTACGATTGGTGGTAGTGGGCCCCTATCTTTAGTGTCTACATATAGAAAATACGGGCATCCGGCTTTCTTTGAAGAAGTAATTTTATCTTTTGAGCAAAAAACAAGCGTAGTATTTTCAGCCCTAAGAGCAAAACCGGTTATTTTTGCAAGATGCCGTAAAAATTGCCAATAGGTTTGTCCGGTATGAGCAATTGTGGCCTGAAGTCTAGGATCTCTTTGGCAGACGGCTCTCATTCCTACGCTAGCTGCAATTTTTGTTACAACCTGATCTGCCGTAACATTTGTGTATATTTTCTGAGAGGTCTCTTTTAGTACAGCAGATGCTGAAACACACTCTACAAATGTCTCTTGAACTCCCTTAAGCGTTCCAGTTTGTTTTACTCTGTTTACAGTTCCAACAAACTTTGATTTAGATTTACCCGATTTATAGGTAAAAGTTACTGGATCTTTATAGGCAATTTGTGTTTCTTTTTTAAAGAAGTTTCCCTTAAATCTTAACAAAAGAATGTCATGACCCTCAGCTACTTGTTTTAAGCTTGCCCCAACACACATTAGCTCTAGGTTAGGTGATTTAGGAAATTCAACGACAAATTCTGCATCGTAAACTTGACTAGTCCATATATACGGGCGATATACTCTGTCAGCCATTTGGAATCCTAATTACATCGCCTGGCTGTACCCCCAGAGGATCACTTATCTCAGGATTTATATCTAAGATTTCCCACCAGTATTTAGCTCCACCACAATACTGGTAGCCAAGGTTTCCCCAAGAGTC